ATGGAAGCATTATCAGCATTACGGAAGGCGTTCAGCCTGAAAAAAAATGAAGAACTGGGGAAGAAGTTCGACCCTATAACGTTGAAGCGGATCACCGAAGCCATGAAGAACTACGCCGATACAAAGGTACGGGAACAAAGGGCTATCTGCCAGGAAGCGTTTGACGAAGTTTACGAAACAAACGACTGCGATCCGCTATTCGTCCGGATGCACGATTTAAGCGAACTGCGAGACTGTGAAAGCCCTGAACTGGATTAAGCCATGAGCAAAAAAAGCGAAATACTGACTATTGAACCCGGCCGTTTCTGGGGGCGCATTCACGACGAATGCTATACCAGTGGCGGGCATGATTGCAGCTATTGCAACGGTAGGGGCTGTTTCGCACCGGTACAGGTCGGATATGACGAATACGAAGATAACCCGTGCCCGGTATGTGGCGGAACCGGCCGTCTGAAAGCCGAAGTCACGATCCACTGGGTACCGGATAGTAAAGAACAAAAAAACAAAATGTAAGGATATGGGAAAAGTAACCAATTTCGCCCGGTTTTATGCGCTACTGAAGCGTATGCCGGGCAACCAGGACGGCTTAAAGGAGCAGTTAGTTCTCACCTATACGGGGAACCGTACAAGTTCTTTAAAAGAGATAAGACAAAGCGAATATGACGCCATGTGCGCTTCATTACAGGAAACCCTGGACGGCAATGTCGGCGCCGCTGAATTTAAAGCCCGTATTAAAGGCTACCGGTCGAAAGTTTTGCACTGGCTTCAGGTCATAGGGATTGATACGACAGACTGGGATCGGGTGGACGCTTACTGTTTGGATGCCCGTATCGCCGGCAAGGTATTTCGTAAACTCACGATCCCGGAACTGGAAGCCCTGGTTCCAAAGCTGAAGGCCATCGCCCGGAAGGCAAAAGAAAAGCCGGCACCGGTCAAGAAGGAACAGCCGGCACCGGTTCCCCAGTCAGACCAGGAAGCCCTGACCTTCTTACTGAATTTATCTATTCATTCATTAAATTAAAATATTCAAAAATGAGAAAGCAAGATTTTAAAAAGAAATTTCCTGATTTAGATGTGCGGGAACTTGAATTTCCGCAAGTTCTATCACGAAAGGCCATCGAAGACAAAGTAATTCAAATGGTAGAATTCCTTGATACCGGTTTGTTGGCCTACGAAGCAGACGGCAAGACAGCAACGGTTTTTATGAGCGATGCGTTTGGCCGTAAACTTCAGACAATGACAAAGGGCGAAACGGTATTAGACGAACAAAGAGGACTCACGGGTACCATTGTAAGTGAAAAACCGGTTGTCTGTGGCTTTACCATGTGCGTGCGGGTTGATATTGGTGGCAGTGTTGATTTATACGAATGTACTTACTTTAAATAACGTAGCTATGAATTTACGAGATCAGGAAAAAGTGATTAAGGCCGGTTTTATAATTGTTCGTTCAGACGATCAACCCAGCCCCAGGATAAAAGTAAAAGATGGTAAATCGTCAGAATGGCGGACACTGGATAAACCGTTCCCGACAAAGGCCGCCCGTGACCGGGAATTAAACCGGCTTTTAGCATTGAATACAGTAATACAAGATTAACAGTTAAAACTATGGTAACAATAAAAATAACATTAGAAGATAAAGGCCAGGACTTCCTGGAACTGTATGTATCTGAAGAAGAAGGAAAGGTAATCGACGCACAACCGTTTCAGGGGGATATATGGAGAGGTGCAATGATTCCCATACGTGACAAAAGTATGTTTAAAGTCGGTGAGTGTTGCCCGATCCACCACCCGCCGCATATAAAATACGGCTTTCTCAACTATAAAATTGAAAAAATAGAACGAATTGAATACAAGCCTTTGAAGTGCAGTAAATGCCATAAAGAAATAAAAGGCGCTTTTTATAATCCCCCCAGTGGTGCCGTTTGCTGTGAATGTTGGGAAAATAAAACGTCCCAAAAAACAAAAGACAAAGAACTTTCAACTGCTCTAAAAAGGGCTGCTCAAATGGGGAAAACTGCAACTGATAAACGAAGAAACGGGGCGGGTTAAATGGCACCACTGCCCGCATTAAGAGGGTGTCTTGTGTAGCCTACACCAGTGTTGAAGTTATCACATAGCTAAGGCTGACAGCCGGGAAAGACCGGCACTTTATAATAATTAAATTGAATTTGTATATGAAATATGTCGTATTTGAATTAGGATCAACAGGGTTAAAAATGCCGGTTGTTTTTCCCGACCATGTAACGCATAGTCAAATAAAGATTGAAGGTGCCAGCCCCGTATCTGCCGGGTTCTGCCTTGTAGGAACTGAAGAAATTGTAACTATTGGTACAGGTAAAAGTGACAGCTTAAATCTTACGCCAATGGCCGGGGATCGAGAATTGATTATAGCGGTACTATGTAACGCCGGTATGTATGCTTTTATGGGATTTAACCCTATAAAATAAAGGAATATGAAACAGACAAACACCTGGGACGAATACTATAAAAGTCGTGTCCGAAACAATGAATACAGAGATGAATTTTGGCTTAAATATAGTCGGTTTATAAAGGAAATAATTTTCAATATAAAGCTGTTAGCGCACGATACGGGTACGCCTATCATATTAAAAGAGGAAGGTTGCGGAATAGGAACCGTAAGCCTGGCCGTTTCCAACATGGAAGAAAAACTGGTCGGTTCTATGGGGCTGACAGGTGCTTCAGAAATGAAAGAAGTGTCGAAAGTTATTTTCTCTGATATAGATAACGCCATGTTGGGGTTATGCCATGAAAATACGTGTCCGATTTATTCCGGTGGCTATTTGGGTAATGTCCCCTTTTTCTATTGCAGGGAAAACATTTGCGAACCTAAATTCTTTGAAGCGCCCAGTATGGTAGTAACACACGGCGTTTTAGAACACTTTTCCGATGATGATATAATGAAAATTATTTCTACCTACGACAATGATAACGTATTGTTTCAAGCCCATTATGTCCCCACTGACCGATATAAGAGCCCTTCTTTTGGCGACGAACGTTTACTGGCACCCGAAGCCTGGAACGCTTTAATAAAGCCCGATTATTATATCCTGGATAACAACGAGTGTGATTTATACATGTTTAAATTCAAAAAGTTATGAAAACAGTTTTAAAAGTGGCGGCCTGTGTGGCCGTATGTGTGTGCCTGTTTCTGGCTTATGCCAAACAGGAAGCAAAAATATCCATGTTACAGTCTGACGTGGAATATCTTCAGTTTATGGACTCCCTGCAAAGTTCACGTATAGACAACCTTCGGGAACATACTTTTACGGCCGACTCTATGATAATAGAAGCCATTAAAACAATTCAAAATGAGTAAAGGTATAATTTATAAATATACAGATAATGAGGGGGAAACAGTCAAAGCCGTCGCCCTCAATGATGAGCAAAGTTCTCACTTTTCTGATTACGGAAAAGTATTTCTTAGGATATTGAATGATGATTATGATTTCAAGAAAACAAGTGAGGGAAAGAATATCATAGCTGTAAAAAATCATTCTGATTTGACAAGAATAGGGCATTGGAATTAACTCAACCAGATAAAAAAATGAATAAGAAAATAATAGTAAGCGGCTGCGCAAACTGCCCTTACCTGATTGTATGGAATGATGGTAAAGAGAACGGTATAGATAGCATATCCAGTGGGGAATGTAAACACCCATCGTTTAATAAATTGCTTCCAGGGGTACACATGAACCCTTCGGTATTCATTTCATACGATACGGACGGAAAAGCAGATGGAACAGCAAAGGCACGTAGTACGCCTACATGGTGCCCACTTCCAAACGACAACGAAGAATAATTCAACTCAATGTATAAACTATTTAAAAGTAAAGATTATGGATTACGAAAAATTGACAGAAAAAGAAAAGGCTGAATTTCGTGCAAGAATTGAAGCTGAAGACAAAGCAAAGAAGCTGAAACAACAGGAAGACCGGGAAACGTACAAAACGCTTACCGACAAGTTTGTAACTACCAACATCAAGAAGTTACAAAACCTTAGTAGCCAGATGATGCTGATTAAACAGGAAGTGTTCAGAGACGCCGACCTGCTTATCGACATGAAAGACGAATTGTTTAAAACGAAGTTAGACCGTCGTAGCAATACTTTTACCACCCAGGACGGCCTTATGTCTATCACCCTGGGCAATCGTATAAATGAAGGCTGGGACGACACTGTAAACGCCGGTATTGAAAAGGTGAAGGAATACCTGGCGTCATTGGCGAAAGATGAAAATTCCGCCGCCCTGGTTGAAACCGTTATGGGGTTGATCGCCAAAGACCGCAAAGGAAACCTGAAGGCAAATAAAGTGCTTGAACTGGAAAAGCTGGCTATTAAAACCCAGGACGAAAAGTTCCTGGACGGTATCGCTATCATTAAAGCCGCTTACCGCCCGGCGCCTTCCTGTCAGTTTATCGAAGTGACGCTGAAGGATGAAAAAGGAAACGACATAAAACTACCGCTGTCACTGGCGGCCATGAAGTGATGGAAGTCGAAAAGTTATTCAATGAGAAGCTGGCACCCATTTTGCGGGTGCTGGACTCTTGTCAGACACCGGATCAGCTTAACAGTGCGCTACGTTGGGGCGAAGAAATTCTCCTGGGCGTAGCGGATCAGGTGGAGAACAGAGGAACAGCCCAGGAACGGAACTTTGCCAAAAATTATAAATATACAGCATACAGCCAGGTTAAACAAAGGTATGTTGATAAAATGGCAGAAATGACCGATCTTGAAGTTCGTACCGTGATCCGGGACGTTGCGCCACACCTTACCATTTGCCGGAACTGTTCAGGGCTAGGCTTTGTATTCAACCGGGCAGACCGAAGCCGCCCGTCCTGTGAATGTCGATTCTGCAAAGGTAGCGGAAAAGTAAAAGTAAGTAGCCGGGTTGTTACGAAAGTAAGACCGTTTATTCCCGGAAAAGAAGACCGGTTCGACGCTATTACGATGGATTAGTCAAGTATCAGCTTAACGGAGTTAATAAAAGCCTGTAAATTTGAAGTTTACAGGCTTTTTTCTTGCTTTATTCGGCGTTAAAACACTACTTTTGTATAGAAAATTATGCCATGCCAAAGGGAAGAAGTAAAGAACTTATTAGCTTACGGAACGAAAAGCTGCTCCGCCGGTATTACTACTGGACGGAAATACAGCGTTTACGTTTTGATGATGCCCTGAAGGTACTTTCCCAGGAAGAATTCTTCATATCCGAAGAACGGATCATGACAATTATCCGGCAGAACTGCCGTAAGCTGACCGACATAGTGGTACAGCCGGTTCCGAAAGTTAAAAAGCCAAAGATCACCCCCGCCCAGTTGTGCCTTTTTACTGGCGAATAGCCGCACTGTTATCGTGGTAGTTGAACCTGAAAGTCGTTTCATATACTTTCTTTCCCCCCGGTATAGCATAATCGGTACTTTTCACCCTTTTAAGTGAACCCATTTCCTTAGTGTTACGGAAGCCCTGAAGCAATTTATAAAGGCTGTTATTCATTTGCAGCCGTTCCCTTATCTTGTCTGCCGTTCCTGATGCGTAATGCGTGTCGTCGTAGCAATCAATCGCCAGTTTGACGGTGATGTTACAATCTCCTTTCTGTACTCCCATGCCTATATCCGTCCAGTCGGCGTCTATGGTTGAGATCAGGACACAGGGGAACGTTACCGGATAGGTGTCTTCATCGGTTATTAACTGGCCGTAATCTTCGTCCACCAGGGACAATTCCGGCATTTTCAGCGCTATGCGCTCCTGAATAGCTAAAAATATATCTTCCATTTTCTTATGAATTTAAAATTTTACGTATTTCTTCTTCTGTCTTCCCAGCGATTTTTTCGCTTAGTTCCTTGCTTTCCCCTAAATATTGACGCTGGGGAACCTTCACGTCTAACTTTTCTTTTTTCGTTAGTGCCAGCTTCTTCCATTTCAATGCTTCCGCTGGTTCTTCGTTTTTGGCGCTTTTCGTGCCCTCTGTGGCATTTTTCTGCCCGCCCCCTGACTGGTAATACTTCGCCCAGGCAAACTTCCGCATACGGGGCGTAACAGTCGGGTGAAGGGTTCCGCCCCAGTTATGTACAGGCGCATAGATAAGATCATTCGCCACTTTTACACGGTAATCCGATGGTACGTACTTGATAGAACTGAATAGGTGATTTCTACTTGACAATAACGTACCGTACTGACTGGCGGCAGAAGTTCCCCCGGCGGAAATTCTTTTCGCTTTCGGCCAGGAACGCAGACCGTTATTTATAAAGCCGCCCTGACGGAAATTGTTCTGATAATGATCCTTAGCCATGCGTCCGGCAAGAACCGGCATTTTGCGTTTCATAAGCTCATCCAGTTCTTTGCGTTTGGTCTTTATCAGTGCTGAAAATTCTTTTATCTCCATTTCTTCATTGTGTTTAAAAATAAAATATTATCTTTGCGAAAATAGCATTTTATGAATATACCGGAACAAGTAAAGAAAGCCGCCGGAAGCCTTGTAGATATGTACGGGCTTTCCTTTGATTATCTTGGTAAATACCAGGATAAGGATGCTTTTCAATTCCGTTTCCCGGATGACACTGACACCGGTTTCCCTTTTGTCTTTTTGTTCGACGGTGCCAGTGTTACAGAGGTGACCGGCTTCGAAGCCCTTGACATCATCGGGCTATTTGTCGAAGATTTCGATATAGTCGATGTTGAATAGTTTATCATCTATTCGCATTATCCCCCGACAGTCATGCACTTTTGCCGCCCCATATTTCCCTAAATAATCCAGGTTGTGACTTTCCCTTCCCGAACCTTTGGAGTTATCCAACTGGGGTTCTATGTATCTCAATTCTCCATTTGCGAACCTTTGTAAGATAGTGGCATGGCCGCCCCCACCTTTCCAGCCTATACTTAATTCGTAAATGCCTTCTTCCTTACACGTTTCATCGAAAAACTGCAAATAGCGTTTTTGTGTCATTTGCTTGTACCCTTTTGCCTCCATCCAGCCGTTAATGGTAGTATGTTTTGCCGGTGTCCCGTCGATGTTTTTCCAGGCTTTCCATACGTTCATACCCCTGCTTAAATATTCAAGTTTCGATCCGGGAGTATTGGATTTTGCCATAAGATCAAACCCCTGGCAGCGTAACGCATAAGCCGGTGCGCAAGTTTGGCAATTAATGGCGTAACCTCTTTCTTTCCCATGATTCGGGTTTGCATGCTGTTTGTCCGCTTCTTCCACACCCATAGGCTTACCTTTGGTAATCTTGAGCGCCTTTTCCAGTTCAATGTTATGCCTGGCAATAGCCATTTTAGTTTCGTATGTCAGGTTAGCCGGCATTTCGGCAATCATTCCTTCGATACGTTTCAGCAGCTTATCGACCGCCTTCTTTGCTCCGGGGTGTGTTTCCTGAATATAAGGGTGCGTGTCCCCGAAAAGTTTAGCGTCCTTTCCCGGATTGTTATCCAGCCCCGGTTCCGGCTTATTCTCCGGTGTATATCCCGGTGCCGGTGTCGGTTCTTCGTCGGTGGAAGTAAGCGGACATTTACAATTCCACCGATCCCCCGGACGGTGTACGTTCCAAAACGGATCGTCAATGGGGCGGATAGTTCCCCAGAATATCTTATGATCCGCACCTGGGTGTACGCTGGTCGATACACCCCATTTCAGGTTCGGCAGAAACTCTTTTTCCCGTTCAAACTGCCGCCAGTCCGCCGCCTGGTGCGCACGTATGACAGCCGTGTCATATTCGGTACGCAACCAATGGCGTACCTGATGGTCTGCAATGGGGCTGACTTCTTTCAACCACTGTTCAAATGGCTTTAAATTACCGTTTTTATCCAGTAAAAGCGCTGCCATATCGTTTTGTGCCCGATGTACTTTAAATGCCGAAAATACCGCATTGTTTTTGCGTATCTCCTGATAAAAGTCATAATCCGGATCATTCGGTGTACGTGCCCGGAAACCTTTATCGGCGGCTTTGTTCATAGTCTCCCAGGTGGCGTTAAAAAGGTTTTCCTCAATATCGGTCATTGGGTGAAAATCTTTATCATAGATATTCTTCAGTGCTTTCTTCAGGACTTCGTCGTCAAAATTGAAACCACTTTCCACCGGTTTATCCTGTCGGGCATTCCGGTAAAGGTTGTTCATTAAAACTTTAAAACTGCCCCCTTGCCTTTTCCGGGGGCGTCCTGAAAAAAACCAGAAAATAGATTCTTGAAAAAGTTTTCCTTTTTCTTGTCTACTTTTTCTTCCGGGCTGTCAGTCTTGCCGGCTTCTTTGCCTTCTTCCGGTTCTTCTTCCGTTTTTTCTTCAGACTGTTTTTTCGGTTCAGGCATTCGGGCGGCTTTCAGTTCCTCGTAGTTCTTCGGCTTCTCAATACCATACGTTTCATATAGATAGTCGTCGGAAATAGGCAATCCCATACTTTTAAGCTGTTGGTCTATTATGACACGTGCCGACAAGTCTTTATTTTGCGGCACCACGAACGAGAATTCACCGCCGGCCGTATTCATGCCTAAATTGGTGAATACGTCTGTAAGTTCATAATTCAGAACGTCCAGGATCATTTTTTGATCTGCCCGTTCGATTTTATCTTCCACGCTCTGATGGACGGTACCTAAAGCCTGGGTACCCGTGTCGCCGGCTTCAGTTGTCAGGGTGTTACCCAGTTCCAATTTGCTAAGTTCGTCGTTACAATATTGCACGAAGGATTTATAAAGGTCGCTGCTGGCGGACTTGCTACCGGCGTCATGTATCTTTATTTCGGTGCCTTTTGGGTGTACAATTACCGCCGATCCCCCCATATTGAACAGGTCGTCGGTCATTTTGGTGCGTGAGTCTTCGTCCCATCCGTCATATATGCCTTCTTTCAGTGGGTGCCCGTATAACTCTATGAATTGCGCCCAGTCCGCCGTTGCATTGCGCTTGTAAATAACATACAGGGCGGCTTTCGCTAAAATGCCCAGGTCACGGGGGTTGCCGATGGTAACCAGGTCGGCGTATTCGTCGAAACTGTCGCCGGTTATATCCGACTGCCGGCGTAATATGATCCGCTTAATAGGGTTTACGTGCTTCCTGGGGATCAGGTCATAACCCAGCCATTCCCCGTTCCTGAAGAACTGAAAGGTGGAAGTTCCCCACTGAACGGTATCGGCCAGGTCAGAAAGGAAACTACGGAACCAGGGCGAACGGAGTTGTACGCCGATTTCTTCGTCTACCTTGCCGTTACGCTTGAACTCTATCGGTGTGTTCAGGATGGGCGACTTCCTTTTCTGTATGACGGCTGAAAGGTGCCCGTCCGTCAGAATGTCTTCGTAAATATCATATAGTTTCGACCAGCAAGGGAAGTCCACATTTTCAGCCGCTTTTAAGGCTGTCATATAGTCGCCTATGTCAATGTTTCCCCGGCGGGTTTGGGTTAGTATGATTGTTTTTGTTCCGGTTCTGTCCGGCTGCCGTCCCACGTTCCCGGTAACGGCTATTTTATTGTATTTCTTTTTCTTTGCCATGATTAAAAATGATTTCGACGTTTCTTATTACTACGCATTTGATAAGGTGAACTGGCGGTCGCTTCCTCCGGTGACTTCTGTACCGGCGGCAACCCGTCTACGGAAATGTCGCCCCGGCGTACAGCCTTCAGCCATTCGACCGCACGTTCATACCGGTCTTTTCGCATTTGCGACAATTTCGTAGGGTTGTGAATACAAAACAGGTGATAGACCGCCATATCGGTCAGCATCATAAGTATAAGCTGGTTTCTTTCTTTGCCCGTGGCGGAAAACACAGCGTCACAGTCGTAGCGCCCGGAAAGGTAACAACGCATTTCACTGATAGCCCTGTCGGTGCAAATTTCGACTACCGCATCATCCTGGCGTGTGACAGCTTCCAGTATATCCCGGTGAACGGTGGCGTCGAAGTCTTCTTTTGAAATAAATCTTCCCATATATTCTTTGTATTAAAGTGATAACTATCTTCTGTATTTATTGAATTTCCGCATAGACTTTGCCGGTATGACCGTCGCCGGTGCAAGTTCCTGCAACTTGTTTTCAATGACACGTTTTGCACCTTCGATGCAGTCGACGCCGTCAGCCGGATAGTTTAAAGCCATGTCGAAATATTGGAACTCGTTGTTTAATTCGGCCATGTTCGGTTCGTCCTTTTCGTCTATGTTCATAATCAGGCGGCCTTCCCTGTCCATAGGTTCCAGGTTGGCTTCAATACGGACAGCCTTGTCGGTCTTTTTTTCTTCATCCGGGGTGATTGTCAGGTTTATGCCTGTCTTTTCCCGTTGTGCCTTCAAACGGGGTTTAAAGACCTGCTGAAAAAATGGATCTTGCATAGAGTTGTTTTCTATGTAGTGGTACACCGGGCACCGGTTACCCACCCATTTATGAAGCACAAAGTAAAAGTTTATAAAATCAGCGTTTGTCCCTTTGAATATAAACCCTTTGATAATATACAGCACGTCGTCAATCTCGCCACACAACCATACAGCCTTCCGGGAACCCTTTTTGTTTTTCGCCTTCCCTTTCTGTTCCGACTGGGTGGGGTCACCATACACGACCAGGAACCGGAACTTCTTCAGGGAAGGAATTTTCCCGAATGTCCGGTTTTTGAATACCTTCCCTTCAGATACCGGGTTATTGAAATATTCGCCCTGCTGGGCTTTCATGCTGATTTTTGACAGAATACGGTCGATCATTTCTTCCGTGTTCTTCTGCGGCCAGGTAGACTTCCCTTTGTCGTCCCTGATATTGATAATGTCCCAGTGGTCGGCCATTTTGCCGGCACGGGTGATACAACAGTCCTTTGCGATAATATTACCGCACCATAATATCAGTGTCGGTTCAGAAATGGATCGGGTCGGATATAATGCGTTTTCAAACCAGTTCCAGTTCTTCTCTATGGTGTCCGGGTTGTTGCAGGCTTCGTCCGTGTCGAAGTCGTCCATGACTTCAATGTCCGGACGGATTTCTTCGTTACGTGATCCACGGGGGGACATACCGGCACCCAGCGCCCGGAAGGCGGCGCCGTCCTTTGTTATGAATTCCCTTGCCGTCCAGTTTCCCAGGTTCACCTGATCGCCGTAGTATGCCTTTATTCTTTGGTTCGCTTCCAGGTTGGCCTTATAGGGTGCCAGCAAGCGTTCGGCATTGTCTACGCTATTACTTGCCAGTACGACGTTCCTTTTCCTTTTTGTGAGTGTCAGGAACATAATAATAAACATGCAGACGGTACTTTTCGCCAGCTCACGACTCCATGATAAAACCTCGTACCATTCCGGGTTCCCTATAATGCGGTTGATCGCCTTTACATGGAAGGGGGCGAATTCGTACTTCGCATATTTGGGAAAGAAAAACTTTATCCATTCTACGGGGTGCGCTTCCAGGTAAAGACGGTGTTTCTCTATGTCGGCCGGTGACATAGTAGGGTCTACTTCAGTGGAACAGTAAATACTTTGTTTGTATTCTTCCCAGTTTTTTATGGCGTCTCTTTCTTCCTGCTTCATGGCCTACTGCTTTATGCTTGATTTTACAAACAGGTCAAACATACGGGTGACGTCCTTCGCCAGTTCCAGGTTCACCGGCCGCAAAAATTCGATGAAGCGCATACCCACGCCGATAATGTCCGCTATACCTGACTCCGTTTCCATTTTCTTAATGGCTGAAGACAGTTTGATAAGGACGTCCGCTTCCTTTGAAGTGGCATACCTTTTGCCTTCTTCCCGGTCTTTGATGCCCCGGTTTATTTCCGCCACCTGTTGATACAAAAGACTGATCTGTTCTTCCCTTGTCAGGGTCAGCCCGGCCTTCCGTTGTTCCCACATTTCCGCCTTGATCCACTTGTTTACAGTGATCCGGCTGACCCCGACCTTTTCCGCAATTTCCTGCTGTGTCAGGTTCTCCTTCAGGTAGAGCATTCCCGCCCATTCCTTCTTCTGTTTATTCGTCAAATCCGCCATATACGTCTTATTTTATATGTGCAAAATTGTCATATAAAAGACTCAAAAAAAAACTGCGGGCGCATCATACAACTTTATAGTTATATCATTCGCTTATAAAGTGTTATCATGCGCATGCGATTTGCAAAACGGTAAAAGTTGACTCAATTTTGCGAAGTAAACGGGCGGGGAACTCGCCAAAAATGAACCTAAAAAACGTTTTGCAAATGGATAGATTTTTTAATATGATACCCGGCCAGTCAGCCGCCTGTATATTACTGTACGGGGACATAGGAGACTACGACAAAGTTCGTAGCGGGGACGTCACCAGGGAACTGCTGGAAATGGAAGCCAGCTTCACCAATATAGACGCCCGTATCAACAGCAACGGCGGCGATGTGTACGCCGGTATTGCGATCTTCAATGCTTTTCGTAACAGCAAAGCCAACATTACTATTTATATCGACGGCATTGCCGCCAGCATGGCTTCCGTTATCGCCTTGTGCGGGAAGCCTGTCTACATGAGCCGTTTTTCCCGCCTGATGCTTCACAGCATCCAGGGCGGGGCATACGGTAACAAAGCCGAACTGGAAGAAGTGATCCGGAACATTGACTCACTGGAAAACACCCTGGCCGAAATGCTTGCCGGCCGTCTTAAAAAAACGGTGGATGAAATAAAGGCCGCCTACTTCGACGGGAAGGATCACTGGCTGACCGCCCAGCAAGCCCTTGACGCCGGTCTTATCGACGGCCTGTATGACATAGAAGAAAGCGTCCCGGAAGACTCAACGCCCGACGACGTGTACACTATATTCAATAACCGACTGAAAACCCAGTCACAAACAGAAAATCAAATGAATTTAGAAGAACTTAGAAAACGTCCGGCGTTCAAAGACTGCACGACGGACGAAGACGTGCTTCGCCAAATTACCCATTTGGAAACCGAAGCCGGCAAAGTAACCGGTCTTACGACCGAAGTAACAACCCTGAAGAAAGACTTGAAAGTCTTCCAGGACAAAGCCGCCGCTGACGCTGAAGCGGAAATCGACGGCCTGGTACAGACAGCCTTTGATGAAGGCCGTATCACCGAACCGCAAAAGGCTACTTATAAAGCGCTCCTGAAGGCCGACCGTGAAAACGGCGAAGCCGCCCTCAAAGCGTTACCGGCAAAGCGTCGTGTAATGAATAATCTTCATAAGCCTGCCGCCGGTGGAACCGGTGCCTGGGACGAAGAAATGACAAACATCCGTAAGAAGAACGGATATACCGTGTAACCATTAAAAACGAGAAAACAATATGGCAATTAATCTTATTAACAGTAATTACGACGGTGAGGTATTAGAAAAAATCCTCACCAAAGCCGCCACCGGTAACGAACTTGTGCAGAAAGGTCTGATCCACATCGAACCGAATATCACGAAGAAGTTTTCTATCCCCCGCATGAAAACGGGAAAGATGCTTCAGAAGCGTAAGGAAATGCCGAAACAGTCAGACGCAAAGGGAACGTTCAACTACGACGAAAAGGCACTGATCCCCCAGGAATTTATGGCTTTTACCACCTTCAACCCCCGCACCTTTGAAAAGATTTGGCGTCCCTTCCAGCCGAAGGGTAACCTGGTCTTTGCTGAACTGCCGCCCGAAGGTCAGAACCTGCTGCTTTCCGAAATGGCAAAAGTCGTGAACTTTGAACTGGGCTTCCATTTCATTAACGGTATTTATGTCAATGACATTAACGACGACGACCACCTGTTCGACGGTGTGCTTACCCGTGTGTTCTCCGATCCTGACGTTATCCGTGTAAAGACAGCCGAAACAAGTATGATTAAGCGTATGATGGCAATCCGCCAGGCTACGCCCGAAGTGCTGCGTAACAACCCGAATTTTAAGTATGTCATGAGCGTAAACGACGCCGATACTTATGATAATGAGTTGACCGCCCAAACCGCCAAAGGCGCCAACTGGACGGATCAGAACGCCCAGCGTTTCAAGAACACTACTATCATACCGCTGGCGCAATGGCCTGACGGCGTTATCATGGGCACGATCGCCACGATGGACTTAGACACGAACCTTTGGGGCTGCGTGAACCTGGTGGATGATATGGAAGTGATCCAAATTGACAAGCTGGAAAATGCCGGCGAACTCTACTTCTTCAAGATGTTAATGATGGCCGACACGAACACCGCTTTCGGTGAAGAAGTCGTCCTTTTAGACACTCGTACAAAGGCGAAGGCCAAACTGGTAGGTACTACGGTAACTCTTTCCGCTTATTCTTCCACCATTGAGGCAACCCCCACCGCCGACGCTTCCTGGAACATTGTCGGGGACGATGAAGCCATGCTGGGCGCCCGCCTGGAAGTGGTTAATAAGTCAGCCGACAAAACGATCACTATTGCCGACGTGATGATCGGCGGCGGTAAGACCGTCGACCTTTATTTCAACGGTAAGAAATGGTTCAGCACAGACCCGGACGCCGGAAGCGTAGCTGAACAGGCGGCTATCCAACACATTGACGAAGAAGACGGGAATTGATATGAGCCGGGGACTTAGAAACAACAATCCGGGCAATATCAGGCAAAGCCCGACTGTGTGGCAAGGGGAGAAAACCCCTTCCACCGATCCGGCCTTCAAACAGTTTACCAGCATGGCCTACGGCTACCGTGCCATGCTGAAGTTGCTGCAAAATTACTCCAGGCTGAACGGTTGCAAAACCGTCCGTCAGATGATAAACCGCTGGGCGCCCCCTTCGGAGAACAACACCGACAATTATATCCGGGCAGTTTGCGCCGGTGCCGGTGTTCAACCCGACCAGGTGGTAGACGTGAATAACCGTAGTGTCATGTGCCGGATAGCCGCCGCCATGAGCCGGGTAGAAAACGGAATTCCGGCCAACATGGTAGACGTGAACAGGGGCTGGGACTTACTCACTAAATAATGAAAGGGAAAAATGTCATGTACACATGGTTTGACCTGCTTGTCACTTTAATTTCTTCCGGGGTGCTTTTTTCGCTGGGTACCTGGTTTGTCAACCGGAAGGTAAATAATACCAGGCAGAAGAAAGAAATCTTTGATTACTACAAGTCCATCAGCGAGGACTTACAAACAACATTAGAAAAATTACAGGATGAAAACAGAAAATTGTATCGGGTTATTTCCAGGCTGGAAAGGGCTATGTCAATGGTTAGCACTTGCAAGCATTATGCTGAATGCCCTATTCGTGGCGAGTTGCGGAAGTACGAAGAAAATGACCGAAAGCGCCAGGGCAACCGTAGACAGCGTCCTGTTGAAAGAAGTCCGACAGGTGATAAACATACCGGTACCGCTGTCGAAGGTAGAACTGAAGATACCGACGCAGAACCTCCATAGCCTGCCGCCCGGCGCTTCCTTCAGTGAGAAGAAAGGCCAGGCCGGGATCAGGGTTGAAGCCGTAGGCGACACGGTTTACGTGTCTGCCACCTGTGACAGCCTTCAGGTACAGTGCGAGCGCTACGAAAAGGAGCTTACCCGCATACGTAACGATACCGACATACAGGTCACGGAGATAAAGAAAAACACCTTTCAAACAGTGTTCAAATGGTGTTCAATCGGTTTTACGGCCGGGGTTATTTTGACGCTGATAGTAATAATCATTTTTAAAAGAAAGAACTTATAATGGAAAGAGATGAACAAAATTTAATGTATGGCCTGGACGAATTCAAGTTCAATAAAAAGTCCCTGGGCTTTATTGAAGAAGACTCCTTCGACTGGGGCGGCCAGGAAGGCGAAACAACCGAAATCCGTGCCGCACAGAAAAAAGGCTATCCGGTGAAAATTATCCCGAAATCAAACGGTACAATCAAACCGGCTTTTGATCTGATCCAGTTAAGCCCTGAAAACCTGATGGCGACAATGGGCGGCGCCCTGAAGAAGACCGGCGAAGCTATTACCGGTTGGACTGCACCCTCAAAATTGGTTCAAGTAACGGGCGAAGCTGTTATCGACACAGACAGCGGCCAGCGTATCACGATCCCGAACTGTTTGCTATCTGCTTATATAGGCGGTAACCTGAACCTGACTTCCGTTTCTAAAATCAAATGTAAGTTAAGCATTGCAGAACCGGCCGACGGCAGCGCCCCCTTCACTATTGAGGACTTACCGGACGACGCCGGGGTGTAAAGTTGTAACCTATGAATGTAGAACTGGAAGCGGCGGAAGCCCTGCTGGATATAGGCGTTTCTTTACCTATTAAAGAGATAAAGATACCCTTTACCGGTAAGCGCTTCACCCCCCGCATGACAATGAAACGGCCGTGCCTGGGTAATCAAATAAGGATTGCCCGGCACTACCTGAAGATCGGCTTCACCTACGAAGAAATGAAAGCCTTCAACAAACACGAAGAAATGGTTTTCCTGGCTAAACATGGGGCACGGGTTAGTAAGATGATAGCACTAACCATTTGCCGGGGTGCCTTTTCCGGTTGGTTCCTTTCGCCCTTCATGGCCTGGTTTATCCGTTGGTTTGTTCCGGACGCTTTTGTTCAGGGTGCCAACCTTCGTTTTATCACCCTGCTGGGGACAAAGGATTTTATGAATATTATCAGATCGAGCGAAATAGCGAACCCGCTACGTCCGAGACTGAGCCAAAAAGAAAGAAAGGGGAGTTAAACAGCCGGGTAGTCGGTAGCCATAGCCCCTTCGGTGTAATATGGCAGATCGCCACCGCTACGGGGTGGAACCTGCATTATATCATGTGGAAAGTAAATTATCAAACGCTGATAATGATGTCGGCCGATGCCGTCCGCTACGTCAGCGGCAAAACAAAAGAGAAAGAAGACAAGAAAAAAGGCCGGGGCAGCGGTGCCCTGGGGTATTTCCAATCAAAGCTAAAAAAGTAAAGTATGAAACCTGTTGAAATTGAATTTCTGATGCGTGACAAATTATCTGACGGCTTGAATAAAGCCGGCCAGGCCGCCACGTCTTTAGGTGATAAGGTTACCCAGTCGGCCGACCAGGTAAAGGCGAAGATCACCGAACAGAAAGCCGTTATCAAACAGGTGGAAAACGACTTAAAAGACCTTGAAAAGCAATACGCCAAACTGGCACCGGGCAGCGCTCAGGCTGAAATGAAAGCCGAAATCATCGCTTGTAAAAAAGTACTGGACGAAGAAAAAGCCGCCCTGATAGGCGTTGAAAAGGAATACGAGCAAACCCGTACTACCGGGAAGCGTCTTTCTATGCAGCTTCGGGAAATGCAGGACGCAATGGCGAAGATGCGCCTGGAAGGAAAAGAGACCAGCCCGGAATACCGGAAGCTGGCCGCTGAAGCCGCCAACCTTTCCGACACTATCGGCGACCTTCGCACACAAACTAATATCCTGGCACATGACGACGCCGGGCTTCAGGGCGTAATGTCCGGCGTTTCCGGCCTGGCCGGCGGGTTCACCGTCGCCACCGGCGTAATGGGTGTATTTGCATCCGAAAACGAAGACCTGATAAAGATACAGACGAAAGTACAGTCGGTAATGGCTATTACAATGGGCTTACAACAAGTCATGAACGCCCTGAATAAAGACTCCGCTTTCCGTCTTGTCACTGTCGCCAGGGCAAAGGATATGCTTACCGGTGCCAATGTCCGGCTGGCTACCGCCCTGGGAATTTCCAACGCCGCCGCTACCGCTTTAATGGCTACCTTAACGCTGGGGCTTTCCTTAGTTATTACCGGGCTTGTCATTGCCTGGAACAAATATTCCGATGCCCAGGCCAAAGCCGCCGAAAAGGCCGCCGAAATGGTCGACATAGAGAAGAACGGCCGTGCTGAAATGATAAAAGCCCGTGTCGAAATAGATAATACTAAACGTTCCCTGAAAGACTTTACCGGTACTAAAGAACAGGAAAAAAGCAAGGTCGAAGAACTGAACCGTAAATACGGGGAAACCTTCGGGTATTACAAGACCATTGCCGAATGGTACGACGTTCTTCAGGAAAAAGGAGAAGACTATATTCAAATGCTTTTCCTGCAAGCCAAAGCCCAAAGTCTGGTAAACAAAGCCATCGAAGCCGACGAAAAGGTCGCCCAGGTAAAGGCAACCCCTGAAGACGACGTGGACGGTTCAATGGGCTGGTTTAAGAAAATGCTGTTATACTCTGCACAGGGCGAGTCAAACGGCCAAATAGATGCCCGAAAACTGATAAAACAGCATAACCAGGAAGCAAAGGAAGCGGCCATTAAATCGGCTGAAGAAGAAAAACAGGCTTACCTGGGCGAAGCGGCCAAACTTCAGGAAGACCTGATGGCCTTAAAGAAAAAGACCAAACTGGGCGACTTTGTTCCTGATCCGAAGACGCCGAAGGAAAAACCGACTAACAACCTGGCGGAACTGGAAGTAAAAGCCCGGTTGAAAATCGAAGAACAAAACCTGGCTTTAAGGCAGGAAGGTTACGACAAACAGCGTGCCCAGGCGAAACTGGAATTCGAGAAGGAAAAGCAGCGTATCGAGAAGGAAGAAAAAGACCGCCTGGCGCTGTACGAGAAACTAAAAAAAGCCGGGGTGAAGGTAACCCCGGAACAAAAGCAGGAAATATCCTACCAGGCCGGTGTTCAAAAAGTGAAAGCCGCCCAGTTATATGACAAGCAACTGGAAGACCTGGACAAAAAGGAACTGAAGGAACGCCAGGATAATTTAAAGAAGTTACTGGAACCTTACCGGAACTTCGCCCAGCAACGCTTGGATATTGAAAAAAAGGCACAGGAAGACATCGACAAACTTCAGGCGCAAACTTCCGCCGGTCGTCTTAAAAAGATAGGTGACGAAATGACCGCCGCTTTTGGTAGTGGCAATGTCGACCTGCTTGCCCGTCCCCAAATTGACGCCGCCAAATTAGCGGCCGCCGGTTGGAAGGATGCCGGCGAAGGTATCGCCACAGTCTTTTCTTCCCAGTTCGGCATTCAGGACGCCAGCGGCAAAGAAACCGAAATCCTGGTTACGCCCATTCTTCCGGACGGAACCGTTCTTTCTGAAGCTGAACTTCAGGACTATGTGGATAACGTTCTGAACGGTGCGGAAGACTTGCTGACGGCTGATACGAAGGGTATCGTTATCAGTGTGGGCGTCGATGCTGACGGATCAGCCGGCGAACTGCTGCATGAATTTCAGGAAAAATATTATGACCTGAAAAACAATACATCGGAAAATGCCGACGTTGACGGTCAGATACAGGAAGCAATCGTTCAGGCCGAACAGGTGAAGAACGACAACCTGTCCGAACTTGACCGGGTGTACGCTGAAAAAGACGTTTACTTCCAGGCGCTTATGTCGCAAATTAGCAGCATGAGCCTGAACCAATTATATGACACGCTGGATAAGGCGGAAAAGGCGCTTGCAGAAAGCGAGAAAACCAACGGCAAGGACTCCAAAGATACGGCTGTCGCCCGTGCCAAAGTGGCCGCCCTGAAGGATGAAATCAAGTACGTAAAGGCTGAAAATGAAACCAAAGCCCCGGACGACGCCAAAAAATGGAAGAAGAATTCCACCGCCATAAAGCGCTGTAAAGCCGAAATTGACGGCATGATTAACAGCATGGACTTCCTGGACGAAGGCACAAAGGCCGCCCTTCAGGCGTGCAGTAACGTAGCCGGCGGGGCTATTGCCATGATCGACGGTATCAAGACGCTAAGCGTTTCGGCCGGTGAAAGTATATCCGCTGTTGAAAAGGCGTCCGTGATCCTGGCTATCGTTGGCGCCGCCATTCAGATAATGACCGCCATTTTCAGCATGGGCGCCGCCGCTGAAAAACGACACCAGGAAGCCCTGGCCGAAGTCGCCGCCAATAAGCTGGCAATGCAAAGGGAATATAACCTTTTGCTGCTTCAGCAAAACCTTTTAATGAAGGAAGCGGAAAACATCTTCGGGGAGCAAAGCATCGCCAAAGCGGCCAGGGCGGTACAGGTGTACCGGGATGCCATACAGGCATACAAGGACGAACTGAAAGGCGACGCCCCTACGATGAAGTTAAGCCCCTTCAACCTGAAGGGAAGCCTTGACGAATTCAACAAGCAAAAGGCGGCCTATGAGCAGGGAATACGGGGGCTTTATAATGTCACCGTCAAGACCGGCCATAAGAAAACCGGTTTGTTCGGCTGGGGTAAAGGAAAAGATATTTATACGGGCGTATTGCAAGTATATCCCGACTTGATCGACGGGGAAAACCGGCTGAACATGGAACGTGCAAAGACTATTATCAGCACGCAAACCATGTCGGACGAAAATAAGAACTTACTGCAAAGCCTGATTGATTTACAGGAACAGGCCGACGAAGCCCAGCAAGCCCTTCGGGACTACCTGACCGACACGTTCGGTTCCCTGGGCGACGGGATGATGGATAGCATTGTAAACGCTATTCAGACCGGTAGCGACGCCTGGACGGACTTCGGCGACAAAGGTGCTGAAGTGCTTGAAAACTTAGGCCGGCAGATCGCATACAGTTTGTTCTTCGCCGGTAAGTTCGACAAACTGCAAAAGCAGTTAGAAGAAGCCTATGGAAGTGGAAAGTCAGAAGAACAGATCGCAAAGGATGCCATGAACATCATGGGAGACTTTTACGCCGGCGTGGGTAAAGATATGGATCAGGCACAGGAATTTATGGAAAACTGGCAAGCCGAAGCCGCCAAACGTGGTTTTAACCTTTGGAAGAACGAAGACGGCGACCAGCAAAGCGGAAAGTCCGGCACCTTCCAAACGATGGATCAGGAAACCGGAACCGAACTGAAGGGGCTGTTTACTTCAGTACAGCAACATGATGCCAGCATCGACGAAAATGTCCTGTACATAAGTGATGAAATGCACCAATGTACGGACTACGTCAGGGAGATAGCCGAAAATACGGCCGGCTGTAATGAGAAATTAAAAGCCATCGCCCAGGATATTGAAACAATCCGCCGGGATGGTATTCAAACAATATAAAATGAACCTTATGGTGTACAGGTAACCGTATAATAAAATGAGTGCAAATAATAATTCAACAGGTGGTATTGGCTTTTGTGGTCTTCTTTCAATCGTTTTCATAATCTTGAAGCTGACACACTTTATTGACTGGTCTTGGTGGTGGGTTTTATCCCCGTTATGGCTTCCATTAGCGGCCGCACTATCTATTATTTTAGTCATATTGGTATTGAAAGCCATATTTAAGTCATAACAAAAATAACGGTATTATGGATATACTGGAAGGATTGCTATTCATTAACGACCAGGACGTTTATAAAACGTGCGGCGCTTTTTTGACGGAAGACAAGGCCGGCGATAACACCAATTACGCCGCCCTGCTTACGCCCCCGAAAATGAAAGCCTACACGGCTGTCAACTTCAGGGAACAGGACGGCGAAAAGCTACCGGACAAACTGACACCTGCCTTTGAAGCCAGGGACGTAACCCTTCAGTTTGCCATTACCGGGAACGGGAAAGCCGGCTTTATCCATAACTACCAGGCTTTTCTTGCCCTGCTGAAGTCGGGCTGGTTGAATATCCGCCTGCCTGAACTGGGTAAAACGTACCGCATGTATTACAAGGAAAGCACCGGTTACGACCAGCTTACGACATTGGACGAAACAACGGTAGCCGGCAAAATAAAAGTGAAATTTCGGGAACCGGTACCAACTATTTAAAAGGCATTCAAATACTATTCAAACGTTATTCAAATGGAAGTAAACATCTATAAGCAAAACGGAACCATCCGGGCGACCGTGTCCCCGGCTGACAGTGCGGCGACCAGCGAAGAACTGATGGCCGACACCGTCCTGACGCTTTCCTTCACGCACTACGAATATATCCGTTTGAAGGTGAACGATTATGTCGACTTCCTGGGGAAACGCTACTGGCTGTTGAAGAACTACCGGCCGGTTAAAAAGTCCTCTATCGAATACCAGTACGATGTTAAGTTTTACGGGATCGAGTCGAAGCTAAAAAAAGCCCTCGTCCTGAAAATGGTCGACGGGGACAACTCCACCGCCTTTTCCCTGAACGACAGCCCGGCACAACACTTACAGTTGTTCGTTGACAACATGAACCGTATCACGGGAACGGACGTTTGGCGTATCGGGCAGGTAGTCGACAGTGAAAACGTGAACATTGAATACGACTGTGTTTCATGCTTTGACGGCCTGGGAAAACTTGCTGAAGCCGCAAAGACGGAATGGTGGGTGGAAGGTTACACGATGAACCTTTGCCGGTGTGAACACGGCGACATGCTGGAACTGGGCTACGGTAAAGGCTTATTGAACGTAAGCAAGGACAGCAACGACAACGCCCCGTTTTTTACCCGGCTTTATCCTATCGGCAGCACCCGGAATATAGACCCGAAGGTGTACGGCAGTAGCCGTCTGCATCTTCCGGGGGGTGCCGGGTATGTCGAACAGAATACCGACCTGGGTATCGTTGAATATTCCGAAGAAACCGCCTTCAGTGACATATATCCCCGGCGTGTCGGTCATGTTGGTGTAGTACGTCATGAACCCCGTACCATCGAAGGCGAAGAACGGGAAATTTATTTCTTTACTGATCCGGAACTACCTTTCAATCCGGACGACTACCAGATAGCCGGCAAAGTTCTGATGGTGAAGTTCCAGTCCGGGGAACTGAACGGCCAGGACTTTGAGGTAAACTGGCACGCCGACACGAAAGAGTTTGAAATCATTAACCAATACCCGTATGAGAACCAGCAATTACCGGGCGGCAAACTGATCCCGCACACCGGTAACGATTATGTGCTTTATAATTTGCGTATGCCTGACGAATATTACAGGCTTGCGGAAAAGGAACTGGCCGACGCCGTTGCCGAATTTTTGAAAACGTATAGTATAGACACAGCCGTCTATAAGGCACCGACCGACTACGTTTATTTCCTGGAAAAAGAAATAAACCTGAAGCTGGGGCGCCGTGTCCGTCTGTATAGTGAATATTTCGACAGCGGGTACCAGGACAGCCGTGTCGTTTCGATCAGCCGCAAAGTGAACAACCCTACGGAAATGAATATCGGGTGTTCCCTGGCCGTCAGCAGCACGAAACTTTCCAAGATGGAAAACAACATCACCGAAATACAGGCGGCCTTTAAGGAACAACTGAATAAGGACGTGCTTCAGGTGTTGAAGTCATGGGACAGTGCAGACCCTTCGGAATACAACGTATTTTCTGCCCGTCGTTCGATGCGTGAATTCCTTCTGAAGAACCAGCCGGATGAAGCGAAGGCATATATAAATTTCATGCGTGGCCTGGGCGTGTGCGGTAAACTGTTCAACGACATTTTGCGTGTCGGCGACAAACTGGAAGCCAGCAATCAAAGCGTTTATTCTTCGCTCCGGACGGACAAAGAAATCGAAGCGGCCATCGAAGGACTGGGAGATAAATTTTTAAGAAAAGACATAGAAGACACAGCCAGGGAATTGATCCACTTCCTGAATGGCATCGACGTGAAAGGCGCCGGCGTGTTCCATGACAGCGTGAATTCGCCGGACTTTCTTTCCGGGTTCCTGAATGGGAAGGGCTGGGCTGTCCTGATCCGGGAAGTGATGAACGTCGCCGGGGCAAAGGAAAAGAAATCTTATGCCGAATTCGACGAAGTCACGATCCGGGGGGCGCTCCGTGTGTTTGAGTTGATAATAAACCAACTGAAAGGCGAAGGGGATAACAGCGTTTTTTCGGGTATGATGAAAGTGGATCACGTCGACCTGGAGAACAAAAAGATATATTTTGATACCGGGGGTGGTCTTCTGTATAACCCCTTTTGGGTTGACGACTGCCTGGAATGTCAGCGTTACGGCGGCCGCCCTTCCGCTGGTAACGATTACAATGTTACGAAACATTATGAACTGGTTGTTTCCGCTACCGGCATGGGATCAGACAGCGACGGCGAAAACCGCCTGGACTGGATCACATACAACACTTTCAGCGGGAACGAAGCGGACATAAAGAAGGGCGACGTCCTGGTTCGTATGGATAACCTTACGAATTCCGACCGTAAGGGCATTATAATGAATACAACGGTGGGCGCTTTCGCCCCTTATATTGACGTGTTGTACGGTGCAAAGACTGATCCCGATAACGCTGTAAAAAGTCGTGTCGGGAACCTTTCGGGCATTTATAATGCCTGGTTCGGTTGGTTGAAAGGCTTCGGCGCTTTCATTCAAAATTTGTACGCTATCGGCGAGTTCCATTTCAAGAACGGGGAAAATATACAAACCCGCCTGGATATGATGGAAAACCTTTTCCGGGTCGACATGCAGAACAAGACGTACAACATGTCGGAGAAAGACAACTTCCTGAAGAACGCCAGCTTCACCGAAAACATGGACGGGTGGAAGCGTGAAAACGTGATCCGGGCATATACCGCCGGGGGCAAACTGCTTATGTTTAACCGGAACCTGTACGCCCAAAAAGAGAAGGTCGCCGGTATTGTCAATTTGGACGGTCGTAACATCTTACGCATAAAAAACAGCGGCATACGCCAGGCGAACGTTGACGTAAGAAAACCCGAACCGGTTACCAGTGTCTTATACTTGACATTCAAATACATTTGTAAGAGCGCCGGCACGCTGACGGCCGGCTTTGAAGGTTCCGCCCAGGGTGAAGGCCGGCTTCCTTTCGTCCAGGTGGAACTGGTGGAAAGTGTCGAGACGGAAAGTCTGGAATATTCCGGCATGTGGGACGGCGTGGGTGATTTCGTGCTGAAGTTTACCGGTGACGTTTATGTCGACGTGCTGGCACTAACCAACCGCCCGCTGGAAGACTTTAAAATCGAAGTCGGTACCAAGTTTGAACAGACCGCCGAAAAGATCGCCTTGCTGGGTGAAAGGATAGACAACACCAATAAGACAGTTACCAACCTGGGTATCGAACTGAATGCCGCAAATGAAAATATACGGCTTTGGGGTGAAAAGACCGATAAAATGAACTCAACCGTTACACAGATCGGTCTTGATCTGGATATGGCCGAAGAAACACTGGGTCTTTACGTCAAGAAGACGGACGACATAAACAACACGGTCGCTGATTTGGGGCTTCGCATGAAAGCCGCTGAAGGTGAACTGGAACTGTTTTCTAAATTCGAGGACAAGGCGAACGGGCTGTTTACCAGCCTGGGCACCCGTATGAATTCGGCTGAAGGCACACTGGAAACCTACGCTACCCGGCTGAACAGCCTGGACGGTACGACTATCAGCTTGGGAAACCGTATGAACGCCGCCGAAGGGACACTGAACACGTATGTGAACAAAACTAACGCTATCGACGGCAGCCTTACCAGCATGGGCACCCGTATGAACGCTGTGGAAAAGAAGTTCACGAACTACGTGCTGACGGACACCTTTAACGGGACGGTGGGCGATATAAACGTGACTTTAAACCGCCACTGGAGTGCTATCGAACAAACGGATCGTAATCTTTTGCTTTCGATAAACAAGTCGACCGGTTACCCGCTGAATAAAGACGTTAAGTTCCTGAAGGGGTTAAACGGTATTTCCCGGTACAATAATTCAGGGGGCGAAGCTGTAACGGTTACCCGCTACGAAACGGCCGCAAACAGCGGCGTGTTCCAGGTACGCATTCAGAAAGTTGTCGGTAATTCCAGCCCCGGTCTGGGCGGCTTCACCTTCAGCACACCAACCCGTCAGAACGCCGTGTTTGAAGCCCGTTTCACGGCTAACATACCAACCGGTTACCGTTTGAACTTTGCCAGTAACGCAACCGGCGACGGCGGCCGTAGTCAATGGATTACGGACAACGCCGGAACCGGTGGCTGGAAAGAATACCGGTATCAGGTTTTTTGTGGGGCTTCAGGCAGTTTTTCATCGACCAACTTTTTCTATCTGACAAAGGACGTTCCGACCGGACAGACGAACAACGATTATAATACAGCGGTGACATGGTACCTGAAGGAAGCGACAGTCTTCGACCTTTCCGGCTACGAAGACCCGGTAACATATATCAACCTGACGGAAGACCTGGCAAAGATCAAAGCTAAACGGATCGAACTTGAAGGGCTTGTAACGGTCAATTCAAAGTTTAAGGTATTGCAGGACGGCACCATCGAAGCGGTGGACGGAAAATTCAGCGGCACCCTTACCGGTGTCACCGGTTCCTTTAAATCACTGAACTGTGTAAACAGTGAGGGCAAAACAGTGGGTGGTATTTCCTTCGGTACGGACGGGAAAATGTGGTTCAGCGGTGACATGTACCACCAGGGCTATGATTATACGAACAAACGTAGTTACCGCCTGTATTCCTCTAATTTGTGGTGTCGTGGCAGTTTCGGCGCTTCCAGCAGGAACACGCTGGTCGTACTGGGCAGTTATGGCTATTTCTACGTGAATGGCCTTGCTTCTGAAACAGGCAAGGTTTATGTGTCTTTTGTTTCCGCCCAATCTTCAAATAATGAAACTTACTATACAATTCCCTTGTATGGTACGTCAGGGGACGCCGCCGGTTTTCCGGTTGATTTGGTGATAATCAGGACGGCCGGCACATATAGATACTTGTTAAGTGGGGATAAAAGTCAACGGGTTACTGTCGTAAACGCCCATAACCAGAATAACAATATCTATATCTATTCAAACGGCGGGAAGGTGCAATGGAACGGGGGAGAAATAGCGGATTGCAGAAACATAGAAGACTTCATGACCCCGGTACCGGCTACCAACGTGCTCGGTAGGGGGTGGATAGTCGGGGCTTTCCGTGATAGTGACTGGTCTTAACATTTTAAAAATGCAGAAATATGAAAGTGAACTTTAAAGAAATGCCGGTTGAAGTGAAATTCGAGGAACCGGAAGTAATGGACGTAAGGCATACGGTTGGCAACACGATCAACCGTTCGACGGCTGAAATTGGCCTGGCTGATTTAGCCCGGCAAATCTACTACGATGATAACCCGGTCGAAATACCGGAAGTTTACCGTCCGGTGATAATCGCCATTATCACGGATGCGGATAATATACTGGGTGCCGGGAAAAAAGCGATAATCAGCGCACTTACTCCCGTCCCGGCTGAAAATACAGAAGAACTTGAAACCGTTAATACAACCGAAAAATGAAACAGGTAGAAGAACAAAGAACGAAGACTTTCCAGTCTGAAGTAAAGAACACCGGTATCGTTATAAACTACCGTGCCACCCTGGTACCTACTGAAGCCGGCGAAGAAGTTGCCAACGTTTACGGTACCATCGTAAAGGATAATAAGAACGTGGGCAGTGTCAGTTACGACAAGGCGGCAGACCGCCAGCACACAAGTTTTGAACCGTTTTCCGCTACTACGGCAAAGGAGAAACAAGCCGTTTCCCCGGTCGCCGCTTCTGACGTGGCCGAAATCATCTTAAACAAGTAAGGGGGGAATTATGGCCTATAAGCGTGAAGAACTGGACTATATCGCCGCCCAACTTTTGCCGGTCATACTGGAAAAACTGGGCGTCGAAGCACAGGGCGTTTCAGAAGTTGAGATCGTGAGCGACTTAACCGGCGTATTCTCGCTTCCGGCTTATAAGAAGGTCGGCGGTGTTGAAAAGGTCGTGGAAGCCCCTGTAACCTTGCTTCAGGACATTGCCCTGGACACTGTGAAAGAAGCGACGGACAACGCCAAAGCGGCTACGGGTGAAGCCCGTCAGGCAACCAAAGAAACCCAACAGGCAACGGCCGATTTTACAGCCGTCCGGGTTCAGGTTCTTGCCGCCGGTGACCGTGCCGTCGCCGCCGCCGACAGTGTGGACGACGTAAAGAATAAAGCGAAAGAAGCCACGGTGGCCGCCAACCAGGCCACCGCCGGCGCCAATGCCGCAAAGGATAAGGCCAACCAGGCGGCCGACACGACCAACGCCGTAAAGGAAGCTACCATTCAGGTAAAGGCCGAAACCATCGAAGCGACCCGAAAAACAAACGAAGCCACCGGAAAGGCTACGGCGGCCACCGCCGACGCCAGCACCCAGGCCGACCGTGCTAAGGAACTGGCGGATCACCCTACGATGATGGGCGAGAACGGCAACTGGTGGAAGTGGGACGCCACCCTGAAGAAGTACGTCGATACCGGCATACTTGCAAAAGGCGGTGTCTTATATCCTACTTTTTACATTGATCCGGACACGATGGAACTTATCATGAGTTACCAGGATGAAATCGTGGCGGACATGTTCAATATTGACAACGAAGGGAATTTAACTTTTAACCCGAAATAGAAATGGCAGAAGGAAATAAAATTTTAGGGAAGGTCGCCTTCGTGGATAAAGGCGTCTATAATGCGGCCACCCGCTACGACTTTTTCAATTTCGTAACGACTGAAGACAGTTGTTACCTGTCCCTGAAGGACAGCAATACCGGGCACCCGGTAACAGACACGGCCTGGTGGAAATGTCTTGCCAATGGCAAGCAAGCAACAGAAGCGGCACGGGAAGCGTTGAACCAGGCGGCCGAAGCCGGCAAATGCGCCGGTAATGCAACGGCGGCGGCCATCCGTGCAGGAAGCGCCGCCACCAAAGCGGAACAAGCCACTACCGACGCCGAAACGGCCACGGAAGAAGCCCTACTGGCCGCCGTAGACGCTGAACAAATGATCGTCGACGGTCGCCAGCAAATCGCCAGCATGAAAGCGGCCGAGTCTTCTTTAATGAGTCAGGCGTTACTGGCTCCTTCCCGCATGGAACTGACCTATAACAAGGTTATCACCCGGCGCAATCCGGTAACGCAATACATCAAAGCCCGTCTTTATCCGGCCTACGTGTTGCAGAACGTAATTTTCCAGCAACCGGTAAACGGGGGCGACTCTGTATATGTGGAACCTTCCGGTAAGCTGGAAATAAACAAGGTCGGGCACACAAAAATACATGTGATCCCGACACATAACACGGGGATTTATCAAACCGTCGATATTGAAGTCCGGGAACCGGCTATGCGCCTGACAGGTGACGGGGCTATCCGCTTGAATTCAGACGGCAGTATCAGATTAACATAGTATTCACTTAAACAATAAATTGTAATTATGGCATTAACAGCAGCACAAGAAGCAACCCTGATCCGGGTTGCCGAAGCCTTTGAACGAGGTAAAAAAATCAATGAACTAAGCAAGTCGACCGGCGCTATTGAAAGCTACACCGTCGAGGTTCAGGATCATACCGGCGAGTCTAAGAATGTGAACCTTTTGCAAGCGATCAACCTTGTAAACAAGCGTATCGCCTGCCGCCGTTGGAATGAAACGTTAAGCACTCCGGTAGGCGAAGCCTTCGGGAATATCGACTTTTTGCGTGACCTTCCCAGCGTGTTAGGTTTGGGTTGTTACCTGGTAACCGACGACCGTGTCCGTCGCAAACTTGACCCCACGAACCACTACAAGTTCCAGGACGGCAGCCCGGCGAAACTGGACGGCACCGACGGGCAGTATATGTGGTGTTGGAACAAACACTATTACGCAAGCTGGAAGGAAGGCAATTATCTGTATGAAGCGGTCAGCACTGAACCGATTGCAGGGAAAGAATGTTACTGCATCCCTGAAGGTGGTACGGCAGCCATCGGCGGCGGTGTTGTCGACCGCACGAACCTGATACTTTGTTCCATAATCAACGAAACGGCGCAATACCGGGGCGGTGGTAATCAAACCGACTGGGACGGCACCTACCGCACCCAACTGGGAAAAGTTGCGACGGGCATCACTTACCGCAATTATTCCACTTACGCCCGTAAACGTGGTGAAGGCTGGGACGCAAACTGGTATGTCGCTGAAGCGGTACCCGAATACCTTTCCCGGATCATCTTCGGTACCCGTCATATTCAGACCGCCGTAAACCCCGAAAAGGACGCAAACGGGCTGTATCAGGGGGGACTGGGCGCCGGTGTTACCAACATGCCGGACTGGAACGGCTACAACGGTTATAATCCTGTCGTTCCGTGTTCCGCCGGTGTCGAACTGGGCGACGGTTGCGGCGAAGCGACCTATAACGTTATGAACGCCGACGGAACCGTCCGTTATGCGGCCAAAGTCCCGGTTTTCTTCGGTCTGAAGAACTCGTACGGGCACATTTACCGTATCGTCCGGGGTATCATTATCAATGCCGGCGCCAGCAAAACAGAAGGCTACGTGGCGCCGTCGCTTTATGCTTCTTACAATGACGCCAGCCTGGACGGCATGATTAAAGCGTGCGAACTTCCCCGTTCGGAAGGTTACATAAAAAGGGTTTCCATGAATAAACTTGCGATGCTTCCGACGGAAGTCGGCGGGTCTGCTTCGACTTATTTTGCAGACTATTTTTATACAAATGCTGCAAGTTCCCAGGGTTTCCGCTGTCGTCTTGCCGGCTCTCATGCGAATGCGGGCACGTCTGCGGGGTCGTCTTATACGTATTCGGGCAATCCGGTGACGAGTGCG